TCCAGTCACCTACCTGGTATGTTAGGTATTCAAATATGGGACTTTCCTATACGGATCATCCGTACGAGAAGAAAGCATCACAAGAAGAAGAAAATTGGAAATGGTTATGGGACAATTAGTAGATTTATTAGAAGCATACCCTATTAAAGAAATACCGCCGTATAAGATCTACTGTGACATGGACGGGGTATTGACAGATTTTAAAGGACGTTTCGAACACTTCACAGGAAAAACTCCTGATGAATTTTTAGAGGATTACGGAGACCCTATTTTCTGGAAGTTAATAGATCAAGAGATAGGTATACAGTTTTGGCAAAAAATGAATTGGATGCCACAAGGTAAGAAACTGTGGTCATTCTTAGCACAATATACACCGGACTTATTAACATCTCCTTCTAGAGACGACACATCTAGGTTAGGTAAGAATCTCTGGGTTAGGGATAATATAGTACCGCCACCTAAGGTTATATTCGCATACTCGGAAGACAAGCAGAGATACGCATCTCCCAATGCAATCCTAATAGACGATAAGAAGTCTAACATTAAAGAATGGCAAGAAGCAGGAGGTATAGCAATACGATGCAAAGACGGTAATTCAGACGAAGTAATACAAACATTAATAGCACTAGGATATGAGTGAAGTTGAAGAATACTACCGTAACTGGTCAGCAAAACAACCTAGAGAGATATACACAGGAGGAAGAAGTGCTGGAAGGAAGTGGAAAGTGATGTTAAAATTTGCTGAAGCTTATCATGAATATAAAATAAAGTTGAATAATGAGTAAAGAATCGTTACTAAAGAAAGAATTTAAGAAATCCGATATAGAAAGAGTACGTAATATAGTCAATAAAGACTTTACTGCAGCTACAAAATCTCAAACAGGATACAAAAGAAGTTCAGAAAGACATAAAGAAGGAGATTTTTGGGAAGAAGGCGGAAAACAGTGGACAATAAAAAACGGATTAAAGCAGAATATTACTAAACTAGATGCAGCAAAAAAAGCTTTACGTATTCCGCTAACATGTCCGAAGTGTAAAGGTTCGATGAAGCATCATTTAGCAAAAAAAATGTATAAGATACATGGATTCTGTTTTGATTGCACTATTGGATATGAAGCTAAGTTAAGAAAAGCAGGGCTATATAAGCAATATGAGGAGAGAATGATGCAAGGAAATATGAGCGCATTTGCTAATGATATAGAAGCTTGGGCACTAGACTTAGTGAATGCAAAATCTACCTTTGTTACAGAACAGGGCGATATTGAGGATTGGAATTCTAATTCAAACGAGAAAAAGAAGATAATGGACGGAATTAAGGAATACACTACTCACCTAAAGCAACATTTCAAGTAATCACCGCTATTTATATAAAAATACATTAATATGAAGCTAAGTAAGCTAATTGTAGAAGCTTTTACCGAAGACAATACATACTACCTGGGGTATGATATGGACGCACTTGAATCACTAACAAAGTATTTAGAGAATACCTACGAGGATGGTCGAGATTATATAGCACATGTAGGACGAGGAGATGATTTTATGAACGCATTTACGGCACTAAACACCGAATTGCTTCAAGACAGGCACCTAATGGACCTAGTAGCAGCTGCAGAAACTGAAGAAGAGTTAAACTTCGTAGGGGAATCTGAAAATCCTGCTGATAAGGTAACATTAGATATTCCACTATTTATACGGTTATTAGAATACGCAAAAGAAGACGCTAAATCAGATATGGATCTTCACGATGTAGCAGAAAGAGCAATAAGGTTAGGAAGTACACATGATGAGATTCTTACTATGCAGGACTATAAAGAAATTGTAGGGAATAAAAAGCCAGAATAAGGTGGAAGAAACTATAGACTTTCGTTTTATAAAAGCTAACGGAAAGAAGGTAGTTATTGCGGTAGTAGGCGATAAGAAAGTAGGAGCACTGAGGTTAAAGCCTTTTAAAGATTCTTACCAAGTTGACTCTGTTACAGTATCTAAAGACTATAGAGGAGTAGGAATAGGAAAAGAACTCTACAGAGCAGCAAACGACAAACTAACAAAAGGATTATACTCAGATCAAGCAATGACAAAAGATGCAGAGAGAGTATGGAACAGTTTTATTTCCAACGGAGAAGCAGAAAAAACAGAAGATAATAGGTACATTATGATTAAAGAATCAAAAATGAAAAAATACAGTGATATTAAGGCTCTTCTAGAGAAGTCTACAATAAAAGAAGGAGAAAAAACAGCTTTTATAAACGGTCAACCAGCTGAATATACAGATAAGAAAGAATTAGATAAGTTAAAAGATAATTCTGATGTAGAGAGTATTAAGACAGCAGATGGAGAAGAGATTAAAGAAGAACGAGGAATAGAGTTTAGTGTAGAAGAGACCCAGGCAATTGCAAGAGAGGTAGGAAAAGCGTTAGCGACTGCCTTAAGAGAAGTTGGTGAAGAAATCGATAGTGCTAAGATACATCATGTAGAGCCTAATTCATTTGAAATATTTATAAAGTATAAGAATGATTTTGAAGATGATTTTGCTTTTCATATCGACCAAGATACGCTACATTTAGCAGATTTTTCCTTCGACAAAGAGATAGGAGAAGTAGGTGTAAAACCTTCAGGAGAAGCAATAGTACATAGAGACGTTATAAAGAACAATATGGTAAAGCATTTTCAAGCTTTAAACGAAACAGAAGATGTTAGTGAAGGTAGAGGAGATGGAGATGATATTGTAAACATTATAAAGAGTAGAGCATCTGAGGACGGTGTAAGTGAATCTGATGCAGCAGAAGAGATAATAGAGTACCTAAAAGACCATTACCGATCATCTCATATTAAAAAGTCTATAAAAGAATTCGGACCAATGCAAGGCTCAGGAAATACAGACAGAGTTGTAAATCCGTATGTTGAACAGATAGGTAAACTAGAAGGTAAAATATGGGATATAGGAGGAGAGATAGAAAATGAATGGGAGAAAGTATCAGGACAGTACTTAGACGGAGACGATAGGCAGTACTGGAGCGAGTTAGACGATACTGAATTAGAGAATGCTATTGACGATGCTAAGAGGATTCTAACAAGTTACGTGAGAGAAGCAAAAGCTAATAAAACTGATAAAGATGCTCCTAAAGATGATTCAAAAGATACATTTGAACCTTGGGAAGATTTAGAGAGAGCAGATAGAGAAGTTGAGTACGGTAAAGATATGTATGAGAACGAAGACGAGGAAACTCCAAGACAGAAGTACATTAGAATGCTAGAAATCTATAAAAACGGTAGCAAGGAGAAGAGAAAGCAGATGAAACCTATCCTAGTTAAAGCTGCAAAAGCTATAGGAATATCATTAGATTTAAGCGGATTAATTTAATAAAAGATGAAAAAAAGAGACCTTATAAAATTAATGGAAGAAGCTTATATTGAAGTTCTATTAGAACAAGATGAAGAGCCACAACCAGAAGACCCAAAAGGAGACGAAACAGCAAGTACGGAAGCCGTATTACCGGATGCTACAGATACTATGCTTGAAAAATTTCCAACCCTTAAGAAGTCGTTAACTAAGTTAATGACTAAAGACTATAAAGAGTTTGTAAAAACAATAGACTGGGTATCACCCCGACCTACAGAATTTAGAATTAATCTTCAGAACGATCAGGACTTTACACTAAAATGGTCAGGAAAAAACTTCCAAGCAACTATACAAGGAAAAAAGTACTTCCTGGGTACAGTAGACGAATTTCAACAAGCACTAGATAAACTAGCCATACTTTATAAAACAGCACAAATTCAAGGAGCAGAAGAAGAAGGAGGAGCAGATGATCCATTTGCAGCCGGAGGTGGTGGTGGTGGAGAATTTCCTGGTGGAGAAGGTGGTGCACCTGGAGAAGATGCATTTGACGAAACACCTCCTGCAGAAGATGTACCATTAGGAGATGAAGCTGGAGAACCTGAAGACCTTAGCGGTCAAGATGTAGATTTTGAAAAAGGAGACGAGCCTTTATAGAAAATAGAAATATCTTTCCATACACCGTAGCTATTTATATAATACATTATAGATAATAAATGGCACAAAACATAAAACAGATAGTTGCACAAGAGTATATCAAGTGTGCAAAGGACCCTGCCTACTTTATGAGGAAGTATTGTTATATACAACATCCACAGAGAGGTAGAATCCTATTCAACCTATACCCTTTTCAAAGTGAAGTACTCCACTTATTTAAGGATCATCAATACATCATAACACTTAAGTCAAGACAGCTAGGTATCTCAACACTATCAGCTGCTTACAGTTTATGGTTGATGATATTCCATAAAGATAAAAACGTACTAGCCTTAGCAACTACACAAGCAACAGCAAGAAACCTTGTATCAAAAGTGATTTTCATGTACGACCAACTACCTAAATGGTTAAAGCTGTCTCACGTTGAGAAGAACAAATTATCACTTAGACTTAAAAACGGATCTAAAATACAAGCCAAATCATCTAACTCAGATGCTGCTCGTTCAGAAGCGGTATCACTGTTAATTCTCGATGAAGCAGCTTTTATTGACAACATTGACGAAACATTTGCAGCTGCACAACAAACGTTAGCTACAGGGGGACAGTGTATGGCACTATCAACTCCTAACGGAATTGGTAACTGGTTTCACTTAACATGGGAAAAAGCAGAAACAGGTGAAAATTCATTTTTACCGGTTAGGCTACCTTGGACGGTACATCCTGAAAGAAGTCAAGAGTGGAGAGACTTACAAGACAGGGACCTTGGGGAAAGGATGGCAGCACAGGAATGTGACTGTGATTTCTTAGCTTCGGGTGATACTGTATTTGAACCGGAAGACCTGTCTTTCTACGAACAAACCTACCAAACAGACCCAGTAGAGAAAAGAGGAGTAGACCATAACTTATGGATATGGGAACAGCCAGACTATACAAAATCGTATATGGTTGTAGCAGATGTATCAAGAGGGGACTCTAAAGATTACTCAGGATTCCATATTTTTGACATAGAAGCTTGTGTACAAGTAGGGGAATATAAAGGCAAGGTATCCCCGAAACAGTTAGGAAACATACTAGTAGGTGTAGCATCTGATTATAATGATGCACTACTTGTCATAGAGAATGCAAATATAGGATGGTCTACAATCGAACAGGTACTTGAACGGGAATACAAGAATCTATACTACAGTCCTAAGAACCAGTTAGACACAGTTGAATCGTATATGATAAAGTACGAAAGAGATCAACTAGTACCGGGCTTTACAATGTCGATGAGAACCCGTCCATTAGTGATTGCTAAAATGATGGAGTACGTACGTGAAAAAAGTGTAACAATACAGTCAAAACGACTACTCGGAGAAATGAGAGTATTTGTATGGAAGAACGGTAAAGCACAAGCACAGACGAATTATAACGATGACTTATTGATGGCCTTTGCAACAGCCCTGTATGTACGTGATACTGCATTAAGACTCCGTCAACAAGGGTTAGACCTGTCTAGAGCACAGTTATCATCTTTCACAAATTTAAATGCCAACAACAAAGCAATCCTATCTTCCGTTGGCAGCCAGCAAAATAATCCTTATATTATTCAAACGACTCATGGGAGCGAGGATATCTCATGGATCTTTAAATAACACATATTTATAACTAAACCATATTAATGGCAGATACTTCACTATTTAAGAGACTAGGAAGATTGTTTTCTTCTGATGTAGTAATAAGAAATGTTGGCGGCGACCAGTTAAAAGTAGTTGATGTAAATCAAATACAGAAAACAGGGAAATACCAGACAAACTCACTTGTTGACAGGTTCTCGAGATTATATATTTACAACAATAAAAATATATTTAACCCTAATTTAAATTACCAAACACTCCGTATCCAACTATACGCAGATTATGAAGCAATGGACTCAGATGCAATTATAATGTCAGCATTAGATATTATAGCGGATGAAGCGACTCTAAAGAATGATATGGGAGAAGTACTCTCTATTAAATCTTCTGATGAAAACCTGCAGAGAGTACTTTACAATCTATTTTACGACGTACTTAACATAGAATTTAACCTATGGTCTTGGACAAGGAATATGTGTAAATACGGTGACTTTTTCTTAAAATTAGAGATTGCAGAAGAGTTTGGAGTATTTAACGTACTACCTTATACGGTGTACCATATGACAAGGACAGAAGGTCTTGACCCTGAAAACCCAACCAAGGTAACATTCCAGTTAGACCCTGACGGAATTGCAGCATCACAAGATCCTACAGTACATCGCAGAGACAATTCAAAAATATTAGAGTTTGATAATTACGAAGTAGCTCACTTTAGGTTAATAGCAGATACAAGTTACTTACCGTACGGACGAGCTTACATAGAACCAGGTAGAAAGATATATAAACAGCTAACCTTAATGGAAGATGCGATGCTAATACATCGTATAATGAGAGCTCCTGAGAAGAGAACCTTCTATGTTAACGTAGGACAGATTCCACCTCAAGAGGTAGAGCAGTTCATGCAGAAGACTATTAATACCATGAAGAAAACACCGTACGTTGATCCACAGACAGGGGATTACAACTTACGTTTCAACATGATGAACATGATGGAAGATTTTTACCTTCCAATAAGAGGAGGAGATCAATCAACAAGAATTGAAACTACACCAGGTCTACAATACGACGGTACAAACGATATAGAATACCTCAGAGCTAAACTATTCGCAGCACTTAAAATACCAAAAGCTTATTTCGGATATGAAGAAGACTTATCGGGTAAAGCTACTATAGCAGCAGAAGATGTTAGGTTTGCTCACACTGTAGAGAGAGTACAGAGAATATTAGAATCAGAGTTAACCAAGATAGCACTAGTACATTTATACGCACAAGGGTTTAAAGGAGCAGCTCTAACTAACTTCGAAATTAAACTTACAAATCCTTCAATTATCTTTGAACAAGAGAAGGTAGCATTACTGAAAGAAAAAGTCGATTTAGCAAATCAAATGAGAGACTCTAAATTATTCTCAACTGACTTTATCTACGACAATATATTTAACTTATCAGAGGATCAATACATAGAGATGAGAGACCTAATTGCTGAAGATCACAAACGATTATTTAGATTAGCTCAAATAGAGAACGAAGGTAACGATCCATCTAAATCAGGAAAATCATACGGAACACCTCACGATCTAGCAACACTATACGGTAGAAGAGCTTTTGAAGGAGATAAGGGAGTCTCTTTCGGAGAAGTACCAGCAGGGTATGAAGATCATCCAAACCCAACAGGACCTCA